ATCTGGTAACCGTAAACGATACTTATCTACGCGAAGGAAAGGCCTTTTTTGCCAAGGAGCTAAAACACAAGAATTTCCGAGGCAAGATCGTCAAGGTCTACGAAAACACCCATGACGAAAAAGACGGTCATGGCGACGTGTGGCAAAACTTCTACGAATTCAACAACGGCTTGCAGATTTGCGAAAGGTTTTTGTCAAGGCAGCATAGACATGACTGAAATACCCATAGGCAAAGCCCTGGTGGCAGTGGAAAGGGACGACGCGCTCCTATGCGAAGACTGCTTTTTCCACAACGCCCAACGCTGCTCCGAGGAGATGGCCTGCCGCCCCTACCACAGGTCAGACGGCAAGGACGTGATTTTCAAACTTATCGACATAAACCAAGACACGGGAGGGTGAGATGACGACGCTTTTGGGGCTGGTAATACTCGGTGCGGTCATAGTGGCGGTCGGGATTGCGGTAGGAAAATCGGGAAAGCCTGACAGGGAAAACACCGGCTTTCCCGCGTCCAGAAAGAACAGGTGACAGCATGAAGATACTGTACAACCTGTTCGTGGACGGAATCCCCAAAGCCCAGCCCCGTCCGAGGATGACGGCCAGGGGCCATGCGTACAATCCCGGTTCAGCGGATACCTGGAAGGATGCGGTCATATCCACATTCCTTCCATGCCATCGCAGCACAATAGCCGAGCCCGTGAGCCTTCGGGTGAAATTCTTCCTGCCCTCGCCAAAAAAGGAGAAACAGGAAGGGGACGGCATACCACATGCGAAGAAACCCGACCTGGACAATCTGTTGAAGGCACTCATGGACGCCATGACCGAAGCGAGGATATGGAAGGACGACGCTCTGGTATTCGAGACGCAGGCAAGCAAATGGGAATCCGGTCGCAGGATAGGAGCGCAAATCACAGTGGGGACAAGATTCTGACAGGAGGAAGGGAAATGAAAGTACAAAACAAACAGTCGGCAGTGGAAGACATCCAGCCGGTAATCGATGAAAAAATCGTCGGCACGGTTTTCGACATCTTCGACGCGGTGCTGCGGCACGACATGTTGCAGGACATGTTCGAGGATCTGGCGAACGGCCTGATAGCGGATCTGGCCGCCAACTCCTTCATGGAGTTCGATCTGGAACTCAAGGAAGATCAGAAGGCACAGATCCGCAAGGCGGTCAAAATCAAGGGCAACGAGACCGTGCGCAAATACCTCGCGGAGATCGACACCGACGAACGAGCCAGGGAGGTCTACGGCATAGTCAGGGGAAAGACCACGGGGATCGTTGACTCGGTTCTTTCCGCCATAGGACGGGAGATAAACAGGGGGATTCTAATCAACGCCGTGGCGGTACAGGCCAACGCCAAAAACGAAAACCACGACGAGATTCTGCTTAGGAAAAGCAAGACCTCCGGCGACATCACCATCCCAACACACTGTCTGCTTATCTCGACCAACTGCGTGGCGGCGATAAAAGCGTCCTGCCAGGAGGAAGTGGAGCCGGACACGTCTGACGGGAACGAAAGGAAACCCGTGGGGAAAGCAAAACGCGAAAGGGCTGCGGCGGATACGCCGGCCAAGGTAGGGCAATGAGCGAAAGAAAAGACGGCGGATCGGCGTTTCCAGAGATAGAAAGTCTATACAATGCCGATGAGAACTTGAAAAACGTATTTAGCAACGGTGGCATGAGCCTGCGTGATTGGTTCGCAGGGCAGGTGTTAACTGGCTTGGTATCTTACGATCCCAGAATGAGTGATAAGGGGTATGAACCCAACAATGTTGCAGAATTGGCCTATAAATACGCCGATGCAATGATTGAGGCGAGGGACAAACAATGACAAAGAAGTACACGCAATGAGAGGCATGTGGGCAATGTGGATAGCAGAAGCCATCATGTGGCTTGTTGTAGGTGCGGCGATAATTGTTGTTTTCATTCATACCCAACGCATTGCGGTGATGTTGTTTTTTCTTATACCGCTGTTTGGCAGTAATACCGTAAAGATTCGGAGGCGGCATGTTGACGACAAGCAAATCGACAATGATTGAATTCAGGGCAAAGTTAATAACTGCCAGAAAATGGGTGTTCGGCAGTTACATAGCTCCTTTCGCTAATGATGGGATCGGAGGTATGGCACTTCCTGGCGACAACCGATACATCGTCGATCCATCCACCGTAGGCCAGTACACGGGCCTTCGTGACTGCAAGGGCGACAAGATTTTCGCCGGGGATGTTGTCCGTTTCGGCGACGATATATACCAGATAGTTTTCGCGGATGCCTGCTTCTGGATTAACGATCCCCATAATCACTATTCCATGGAACTGCATACTACTATCGGAATGGGGCCGGGCGATATTCTCGGACAGTGCGGCGTGGAGGTGATCGGCAACATCCACGACGATCCTAATCTGCTAAAGGCAAATGATGGCTAAAAGAAACACCCTCGACACCATGGGCAAAAGGCAGCTTATCAAAGCCCTTGACAGCGAATTCTCCATGTTCATCCGTATGAGCGCAGCCGACGACAACGGCTACGTGGCCTGCCCCACGTGCGGCAGGGTCTACCTGTGGAACTCCGGGGACATACACTGCTCCCACTACTACGGCAGGGCCAATTTCAACGTGCGCTGGGACGAAAGGAACGTCATCGCCCAATGCAGTTACGAGAACACGTGGATGGAGGGCAACAAACCCGAGATGATCGATGCGCTTGTCGCAAAGTGGGGAACCGACGAACTCAGGCAGATGCGGGCGATAGCGAAGCTGCCAAACAGGCATCCCGACGTTTTCTGGCTACAGGAAAAGATTAGGGAATACCGCGCCAAAAACAAAAAGCTGCGGGAGGAAAAGGGGCTGCGATGCTGATACACGACCACTTCCAGAATTACAAACGCCACAACATACCCAAGGCCCAGCTGGTGATCGCCGACATACCCTACAACGTAGGTGCCAACGCCTACGGCTCAAACCCTCAATGGTACGAGGGGGGGGATCTTAAAAACGGCCAGTCCAAACTTGCCGGCAAGCAATTCTTCGACACGGACAGGGATTTCAAGATCCCCGAGTACTTCCACTTCTGCAACAAGCTGGTAAAGCCCGAACCGAAGGAAGCGGGCGGGGCGGGGTGCATGATCGTGTTCTGCGCCTTCGAGCAGCAATGGGATTTAATCGGGGAGGCCAAAAAGCACGGTTTCAAGAACTATATCAACATGACGTTTTACAAGAACTACTCGCCGCAGGTGTTGAAGGCGAATATGCGGGTAGTGGGGAACTCGGAATACGCCGTTCTGTTCTACAGGGACAGGCTGCCCAAGTTCAGGAACCACGGGCGGATGGTCTTCAACTGCCTCCCCATGCCGAGGGACAACGGCACCCCAAAAATACACCCGACGCAGAAACCCGTCCAGCTTCTGAAATTCCTGATAGAGACCTTTACGGATGCCGGCGACGTGGTAATCGACCCCTGCGCCGGGAGCGGCGTTACCCTGCTTGCCGCCGGACAGATGGGGCGAAGGGCTTACGGGTTCGAGATCAAGCGGGAATACGTCAACGCCTACGACGAGAAACTCAGGCCGCTGGCGGCGGCGGGGGATTTCCGGTTCGACTTCCCCGCCCCCGCGGAAGGCACGTTTGACTTCGGGGAAGAGGGTTGCGCGTGACCCTTGCCAAAATATTTGTCAAAGGGCCCCATGGGCCCATGGCCGGCGGCGGTTCCCCTCCCAAATCGCCGCCGCCGGCCTTTTTTCAACTCCACCCCGGCGGAGCCTTGTCGGGGGAACACGGGCCGACTGGTGTGGCGGGGGAGCGGTTTTCATCACCTCCTTTTCCGCGTATCCCGCCGACATCCTGGTTCGATTCCAGGGCGGCCCATAAACCTTTTTAATCACGCGGTGGCGGCGGAAGGCCAACCCCTGGAGGGCAGAGCGGCTCTAGCGCTCAATTTATGGGAGGGACAAAATGACGGCGACAATGATGCGGGGCGAAATCAGAAAATGCATCGCGTGCGGACAACTGAAGGGCGGCGATGGTTTTATCAACAAGAGGTACAAAACCTGCACCGACTGCGTGTGCGCCGACCTTCGCCGGAAGCCCGGCACGGGGGGACGGCCACCCACCCCTGCGGAACCGGCCGCAAGCGCGGAGCCGCAGGTCGAGGAAGCGGCAAGGAAACCGCCAAGGCCTGCCGGCAGGCCGCCACTGCTCCGCATCCCGAAATCGGAAGGGCTGCCGTCAAAATGGGTTTAAAAAGGGGAAAGGTGAGCCGCAAAGGGGATAACTTCATTTATGCCACCCTTGTCTTCATGATAACGATCTCGCTATTGACCAACCTCCTTCTTTTCGCCCTTTTACTTCGGCAGGCGTATGGACAGGCGCAACCAAACCGACTAACCCCGCTCACCGAGAGGATGATCGCCGATACCGCCACAGGGGTGCCGCCAGGCCTTGAAAGATCGGGCGCGTTCCACGTTGACCGCCTGCCGTGCAACACCACGCTTTACCTGCTCCCCTGTAGACATGGCAGAGTGTTCGCGGCGCGAGCCTATATTGTTCACGACGATTTTTCGCAAATCGCCGGGCTTGCCCGTGACGCAAAGCTGGCGATCCTGGAAGTCGCAGGTACCCCCCTGTACACGCGGCTGGGACGGATTGTCTGGCGGACGGCTGATTTGGAGGTAACCCTGTACGTCGGGCACAGGGTCATAGAGATAGGGACGTTGGATTTACACAGGGACTGGAGGTAAGCATGGGGAGCGTAGAGCTGATGGTCATCGACATCAACTGGCAAGACCCAAACGGGGTTGTCAATTGCATGAGGAAGATATGCGCCACGTCCGATTTTGTGGCCGATTGCGTCGAGGCAACCGATGAGGAAACGATCGCCAAAATCATGCGGTCATCCCTGCGCCATTTTGGGGAGGGGTCGGGCGTGGAGCTGATTTCGGCGCAGATCATGTACTGCGGCACGGAGCCGGTGGTGTTCCACAGCCACGGCATAACGTGCCCGAAAACGCCGGAGCATGAAATGCTGAGGTTTGCATACATGACACCGGACGGGGAAAACATAATCCCGTGGGGGCTGCACGGGGCGATTGAACACTGCGGGAAGCACGGCAATGGGTAAAACGACCGAAACGATGAGATGGTCAAGGCTTGAAGGGTTCACCAGGTACGAAATCTCGGACGTTGGGCTGGTCAGGAACATCGGGACCAAGGCAACAATGCGGGATTTCGGCGACAAGGACGGGTATCGAAAAATCAAGCTGACCGACGACTCGGGGAGGCGGGTGATGTTCTACGTCCACCGGCTGGTATGGACGGCGTTCAAGGGCCCCATCCGCCACAAGGACGAGATAGACCACCTGGACGGCCACCGAATAAACAACGCGCTTGACAACCTCATGAGCGTCACCCACAGGCAGAACAGCGTACTGAAAAAGCAGAGGAACAGCGCGTACCTGTTCAACAGGAAGGCCAGGCGCAAGGCGGTTAATCCGTGACGGCCTCGGTGTCCTTGGGTTTCCTGGGCCTGCCTGGCGGTGGGGTATCCTTGATCTTATCAGGCGTATCAAGTGGATATATAGCGTCCTTGGTTATCGGTTTTATCTTTGCCTTTTCAATGCGTTTCCTCACATTGTCGTATGAGATTCCAAGAATCGCCGAGATTTCTTTGGCTGTCAGTCCTTCCATTTGCTTCATCATCGGTAAGTATACCATATAACTTGATAATCTTCACAAGCCCGTGATATTTACTACACAAACGATAAGTGGAAATCAAGAAAAAAATAAAAAAACTTCACGGACGTGTGATTTTTATATTGACTTAATTTCACACAGATGTGATAATTAAATCATAGCCAGTGAGAGACTGGCAAGACGGCGGCCATAAGCCCATAGCCTGTTTCGGCGGTACGGGTGGAGGCTGCCAATCATAGAGAACGGCTTTGGGAGACTGCGACATGCCAAAGCCGGGTTTCGAGCCTAGCTTGGGCCGTCCTGTTGTCGCAGACAGGCGGCCCTTTTTTTTGGAAAGGAGAGAAAGGACATGGAAATCAGTATTGACCAATACCTGGATGAAGACGAGATGAGGGACATCTGTCGCAAGGCGGTGAAGGAAAGGGTGAACAAGCTACTGGAGAAAGAAGATGATGTCCAGCGGTTTTTGACAAACTCCAGCTACTACCTTGTATGGTCTGCCATCGAGGAAAGATGCCCGGACAACATGCTGGAAATGATAACCGGTAAAATCCCCGAAATCATCGGCGACCTGTCAAGTTATGAGGTTTTCCGTCGCCCGGACGCATGGCACAGGGACGAAAGCTCAGGGTGGAAGATCCTGCAAAAGGCGTTGAAGGAAGCGGAGCCATTGATCAAGGGCAGGGTTGTCGATCTTATCCGCAATATCGACATGGGACTGATACGCGACACCCTCGTCGAGCATATTGACAGCGTTATTGAAAATATTTCCAGCAATAAGGCCGGAAACACATAGGAGGAAAGGACATGGAGATCAAGTTCCGAGGCAAGCAGGTGGACAGCGGCGAATGGTACGTCGGGTTCTACGCGAAAGGCCGTCACGGCGGGCATTACATCCTGAGCGAGTACAACGGCCTTGAGACAAACGCTCATTCGGTGGACGGCGATACCGTGGGGCGGTATGCCAGCCTAAAGGACAGGAACGGCGCGGATGTTTTCGAGGGGGATATTGTCAGGGCGAGTTATTCAATCACGCTCCCGGCACATCATGCCGCCCCAGAATCGACCGAAGAGCACAAAAATGCTGTTTGTCAGGTTGTGTTCGAGAATGCGCAGTACAGGCTGAGAAACCCAAAATCGCTTTGGTGCAAGGGACTCTGCTGGGCATATGATCTTGAGGTCATCGGCAACATCCACGACAACCCAGGGCTTTTGGAGGTCGCGGCATGAGCATGGACTGGGAATACAAGGACGGGCTCCCCTGCCCCGTATGGACAAGGCAATCCGCGGGCCGCTACCTGGCGATAGCCAAGGGCGAGATTGGGGCCATGCCGTTCGCGCTGTACGCCTTCGACGGCGACTGCCGCTCGCAGCGCGAGATGGGCGAGTACGGGACGCTTGAGGAGGCAAAGGCGGCGGCTGAACTCATGGAGGCTGCGGCATGAACGCGCACGGGGAAAGGACGGCACACGGCTCATGCGCCGAGATGGACGCGCTGGACAGGTGGGGCAAACTCGGCAGGCCCACCAAACACATCCAGGTTGACGGTCACGAGTGGGAGAGGGCCGTCGCAGGGATGGAGCTTGAGGAAGGCATGGAACCCTGCCCGTTCTGCGGCGCGACCGCCGACGCGGAAATCCTCCTGTATGCGGAGGAGATTTGGCGTGGGAAGGGGTGGCGGGTCAAGTGCTACGGCTGCCAGGCTACCGGGCCGACCGAGCCGAGCCACGCTAAATCAATCGAGGCATGGAACAAACCCGTCCGCGTGGCGGGAAAAAATAGCAGGGGGAACAAATGGGAATAGCAGTAATGATCATGGGAGAGAGCGGAACGGGAAAATCCACGTCAATCCGCAACCTCAAAGACGCGGGGGTTATCAACGTGTACGGGAAACCGCTTCCTTTCAGAAACGATCCGAAACGTTTGAAGACGATCAATATGGACGGCTGCAATGAAGTGATTTCGCTGCTGGGAAAAGCGGACGCGGACGTTATCATCATCGACGATTTTCAAGGCCTTTTGGTGACGCAGTTCATGGGCAGGGCGAAGGAAAACGGCTACCAGAAATTCACCGACATGGCCTTGGGCTACTACAACGTCATAAGGTCGGTTCAGTCCATGCCCGATCACAAGCGGGTTTACTTTCTGTCGCACATCGAGAGGGACGCAAGCGGTTTCGAGAAAGTCAAGACAATAGGAAAGCTGCTTGACGAAAAAGTAACGGTGGAAGGGTTTTTCACGGTAGTTCTGAAGACCTCGGTCATAAACGGGGAATACTTTTTCCAGACGCACAATTCGGGTTCCGATACCGTCAAGTCCCCCATGGACATGTTCAAGGAGGATTTAATCCCAAACGATCTTGCGGAAGTAGATCGCGCAATCTGCGACTACTATGACATCAACCAACAGCAAGGAGAGAAAAAATGAGCTTTTTCGACGGAGTGAACGCGAGGACGCTGGAGGACGCGCCCGACGGTTTCAAGAGTTTCGCCATCGGCGAAAACGAGGCGTACATCGACGACGCGACGGAAAGCCTTGCCAAGGGCAGCGGAAGGCCGATGATGACCGTCACGTTCAAGAGGGACGACGGCGCGGAAATCAAGCACTACATAGCGGACAACGATTGGAAGCTCCAGAACATGAAGCAACTGTATTCGGCCTTCGGCATCCCCTTCAGCAGCACGGACGTGGCGGATTGGAGGCACAGGCGAGGCATCGTCGTGTGCAAGGAGGACGTGTACGAGGGCAAGACGTACCCCAAGGTGAGTTACCTGAAACCCCTGCCCGGCGGCGGGCGGCAAAGGCAGCCGGGATGTTCCGCAGGATCGGGGAAGCCTTCCCAGGGAACGAACCGGGATTCACAGCCGTGGCGGAACGAGCGCCCGGACGACGAATTCAAAGACGACGTCCCTTTTTGACAAGGGCGTAACCAGGTGGTGATTTACGTTACCGAACCCAACACCTTCGTCGGGGACGATCTCGCACCCGGCGAGGAGTACGAGGTTCGCCCGGCGGACACGGGGACGGAGAGGCAGAACAGGGCTTGGCACGCGCTTTTACAGGAATACTGGGCCAGCGGGTGCCACAGCTACAATGCCAAAAGCTTCCCCCATTTTCGGGAGCTGATAAAGCTGTACCTTGGCGCGGGGGCGGAAAAATACTACAGCGTCGTCGATGACGAAGGCAACAGGCTTGACCGCCCGGCGGTAAGGCACAGGGTGAAAAGCTGGACGCGGTATACGAAGAAGGAACGGAAGGAGTCGATTGACCGCCTGATTGCCGAGATGCACCAGGCGGGGGTACAGACACGCAAGTTTTACGAGATCCTGCAAGGACTGGAGGAAAACGATGTCAAAAGGATGGATGGATGATATGAGTTTCGGGACAGAATGGTTTCATGAACATGCATGGGAAATCGATGCGGTGGAAGAATTCGTGGAAGAATTCAATGAGAAAGTGAATCTCAGGCGGGACAGGCTTTCCGTGAAAACAAACGACGAGATTCTGGACGCTGCAATCAGAATCGGCCCAAAGCTCAACGATGTAACGGAACACTTCCCCGCCTATGACGTGGCCCTGAAGCTGAAGAACAACAAGTGGACACCCACGGAGAAACAGAGGAAGGCGATCGTAAATGTCACCGCCTTTTATCAGGCCAAAAAGAAACTTACGGAAAAATACGGAAAGCTGTTTTGATAGGTTTTACGGGAATGGAATGCTCCCATGCGGGCGAAGGAGGCGATTGCATAATGGACAAGTTCATACTGGAGGCTTGGGACAAACACAACCACAAACTCAAGAATTATTTCATGGAAACGCCGCACGATGAACACGACAGTTATCTGGCGCTGTTAAGGAAAACCATCGAGATAATCTTTCCCGAGGATGAGGAACGGGGAAGGCTCGATTTCGGCCTGGATCACGGGCGCATAACCCAGATAGACAACGGGGACTATCAGGGAACCCTTGTCTTTGTCGTGCCTAGCAGAGCGTATCAGCCAGGCGCAACCGAGCACTGGTACACGTCGGTAGGTTACGGCTCGTGTTCGGGCTGCGACACCCTGAAGGATATCGTCGAGTGCAACTACGGCAAACTCCCCACCAAAACGGAAGCGGAAGCGTACTGGACGCTATGCCTGCACATGATTCAAAAAATGAAGCGGATGGAGGAGGCATTGGGGTGAAAATAACAGTGCAAACACAGGCCGAGATCATCGAGGTGTCCCGCAAGCTGATGCGCCTGGCGGGGCTGGTAAAAAAATCCAAGTGGATACAGGATCCCGAGCTTACCAGCCTTGAACTTTGGCTGTACGGGATAAGGGACAACTTGACGATTGAGGGACAGGAGATAAGCGTTGAAGCAGAAAGAGTACGACCTTAATGAGGATTTTAAGTGTGCGGTTTGTGGCGGCCCCATTACCGGGGACGACTACGATGATCCGCAGGACAGCCAATGCCCGGAATGCGAGAACCACCTATGCCGCGGATGCGCCGACTGGGAAAACATCAACGGCGTGACCATGTGCATGGACTGTTATGAATATTACACGGAGGCGGACGATGACGGGCGAGATTGACAGGGATTTTTTCTGCGGTGCAAACCTTTACAAAAACGGCAAGTGCTCCGTGGCGAAGGTCTGTATCCCCAGTTTCGGATGCGACTGTCGCCACCGAAAACACCCAACCCCAGAACAGTACAGGATTGAAAGGGGCAGGGATTATCCGAATGACTGGGCTGTGTACTGTTGGACGTTTAACGGCGCGGGCTACTCATGGGTTGTCGGTGAGTATAAATGGGCAAAAGAGTGGAAACAGGATTTTGAGCCAATCGTCTGCGCCTGCACCCCCTGGGGCAAGCCCGACAACAACTGGAGGCCGTAATGAACTTGAAGCAGAATGATCGGGAACACATAAAGGACATGATGGATCGGGGAATATGGACACCCGATCAGGCGAATGTCGAAAAGGTAAGAATGCAAAGGGTTCTAATCGTAGCCAAGCTGCCAAGGGAAGTAAGAAATGCGTTGAATACCGCGGTAAAGGCTGGGTATTTGGGGCATAAAAAGAAGGACGGGTACAGACCGGAAGTATATTACCACCCTGATTTTGAGTACTTGGCAAATGCGAGGCGCAATGAAATTGCAGCGGATTGTCTTAGGGCAGTTGCGAAGGTGCTTGCGCCACCCGATAGCTGGAGGCCAGAATGATTGATCGCATTTTTCAGGAAATCCGCCAAGAACGCAAACGGCAAGATGAAAAATGGGGCGAGCAGAATCATCCAATGGTACCTGGAGATTTTGACTATGGCCTTTGCAAAGAAACCCTGGACGAATTGCGTCATGCAAATGATAGCGGTGATAAAAACTGCTGGCAATATATCCTGTTGGAAGAATTGCTGGAAGCCTGTATGGAGACCGACCCCAAAAAGCAACGGGAAGAAATGATCCGGGTTGCTGCGGTTGCGGTGCAGGCAATTGAGTGCTTGGACAGAAAAAAAGGAGGATGGAAATGATCTACATACCCGCCGGCAAGGCTTTGGTGGCCATTGAAGTAGTATTCCCCACCGCCCAGATGTGTAACGACTGCGCCTTGCATCCTGGGGATGGTTACTGCACTGGTCATGATTGTTCGGCAAGGTTCCGCGAGGACGGCAGGGACGTGATATTCAAACTGGTCGATTGGCCGGGGGAGGGAACATGAGGGAAATTGAGTTCAGGGGGAAGGCGAGCAACGGCGAATGGGTCTGCGGCGGCTACGTCCAAAAAGAAAATGCTATCTGCCCAACAACGGCTTCCGTAAAAATCTATGTTGACCCCAATACCGTCGGCCAGTACACGGGCTTGCGGGACATAGGCGGCGTGAAAATCTTCGAGGGGGACATCGCCCTTTATGACGGCAAAAAGCACGAGGTGCTTTTCGACGATGGCAGCTTTTTCCTTAACCCCAGCAAAAAAGCGGGATGTTTCCTTGTCCTTCTTGGGAACCTTGGGCAGGAAGAGGTAAGCGTAATAGGCAACATCCACGACAACCCCGAATTGCTGGAGGCGCAAAATGACGTTTGCTGAAAGACTGGCGACGGCCAGGAAGAAGATGGGTCTGACGCAGATGGAGCTCGCCGCACTGGCGGGAATGCCCACATCGTCCATCGGCCAGTTCGAAACAGGCGCAAGGGAGCCATCCCTGCAAAGCTTCAGAAGATTGGTGCTGGCCTTGAAGGTATCGGCGGACTACTTTCTTGGCGTGGACATTGCCGGTTTATGGGGGATGCCGAATGACGCTTAACGAACTGCGAGACGAGTCATTCGCATATGCGGAAAGACAGGGTTTCCACGAAAAACCCGTCAATTTAGGGGAACGGCTAATGCTGATCACGTCGGAGCTTTCGGAGGCTCTGGAGGCGGACAGGAAGGGCAAGTGGACGTGCGAAAGAACGAGCCTAACAAGGCGGGAATGCGATCTTTTCCGCATGGGAATGCTGGACTACGAACAATTTGTAAAAGGAACCGTCGAGGAAGAGATTGCGGACGCATTCATCCGCCTGGGCGATCTTGCGGGTATCTACAATATCGATCTTGAAAGTCATGTAAAGGCGAAGATGGCCTACAACAAAACCCGCCCCTACGGGCACGGGAAAAAATACGGGTGATTAGGAGGAACGGGCATCATGAAGAAGAAAATTATTGACGCAAAATGTCCATATTGCAAGACCGAATTTTCAACAAGCACATACTACTCCAGTCGTTGGGCAACAATCCTGTGGGATGACCGTAGCTCAACGTTCGTAACTCATACTTGCCCCCAATGCCAAAAGAAGTGTGTTGTCACGGCCACCCAAACAGTTCGCTACACGGCAAGGAAACTAAAGGAGCCAACATGAAACCAATCCTATTCAGCGCCCAAGACGTGAAAGCCCTGCTAAACACGAAGCCTGGCACGTACCCCGCCGAGCCGATTAAACCAAGCAGGCCGTGCAAGAGCCAGGCAAGGCGGGTTGTGAAACCGCAGCCAATACCGGTGAAAATACGAAATGATGCAACAGATTATTTAAGCTGGGATTCCCGTAAATCCCGCTACCAGGTCGGGGACAAACTCTGGGTGAGGGAATCCCATGTGCTTACCAATCACGGCAATCCTGTATACAAAGCCGATTTTAGGGACAAGAGTGGGGATTATTGGAGTTCCATAGCATCGGATCCCAAAGGGGTAAAATGGCGACCCTCCATCCACATGCCCCGCGAGGCCGCCCGACTGTTTCTTGAGATCAGGGAGGTAAGGGTGGAGAGGTTGCGGGATATTAGCGAAATTGACTGTTTGCAGGAAGGTGTCCAGGGCAATTGCGTTGCCTATGGCCCCATTGACGAAAGCTGCAATGAAAGTTGCATGGGGTGTCATGAGGTTAACCGTACAGCTTTCAAAAAACTCTGGAACGCCGCCAACGGCAAGGACGCATGGGAAAGCAACCCCTGGGTGTGGGTTTACGGGTTTATGAGGGTGGAGGGATGAAATGGCTAAGGGTCTTCAAGGGTTAATAAAACCGCCGTTTATATTCGGCGGCAATTACAAGTGGGACTGGGACACACATCACATAAGGGTCGATATGGCCGGGAGCGAGACCGCCGTGCTGAAAGTCATGCCCCTCGCAGATATTTCCTACTATCGGGAACTGCTGGGTAGAGACGGTTACTTTGATTTCATCAAAGAGTTTACGGCTTTCACCGTGGCCGCTCTTCATGAAAAATGGGAGCGCGATTTTGGGTAGGCAAACAATGAAAGCAATGTATGAGTTCGACGCACCTGAGTCGTGCAATAAATGTAGCGTGTCCCATTTCTGGAATAGGCGTTATGGGGACGGGCAAGAACTTTTAAGACGCAAGTGCGGTATTGCAAATACCGATTGCACAGATTATACGGAAACCCGTGCTCCGTTCTGCCCGCTTAAAATCGTACCCGAAACGCCCAAAGGGAAGTTGAAGCCGTGCCCGTTCTGCGGTGGCGAAGCAGACTTTTTAAATTTCGCCCAAGGGTGGCGAATGGTCTGTTATACAGATGGATGTGTTAATTCATCATTGCAGCCTTGTTTTTCGTTAAAAAAACAAGCAATCGCCGCATGGAACAGGAGGGAGGGGTAAATATGCAACCTAGCTACAAAGTTGTGGAAAGGAAAGATTCCGACAAGCCATATTGGACTGTACGGCGGCGCGAGCTTAAAGGGGGCGGCTATGAGCATGTCATTGTTTCCAACTATAGAGAGACGGCAAAAAACGCAAAAGACCGTCTTTTGGCAATGATAAGCGCAGATTTGACAAGCCGCCAAAGACGAAACATCGAAAGCAAACTCCGCATGATAGCCCAGATGGAGGATGAGCTTGAGATTTTGACAAGCAAAATAAGCAGAGAAATTTATGCGACATGGGACTACGTTAGTCGTTGCAAGCAGGAGGGATAATAAAATGTTTTGCCCAAGTTGCGCCGATGTAAGAGGGGCCAACGATGCCAATTAGAAACGTTTCTGACAAACACAGATGGTCAACCGCTGGAAACACCGTCTTCGGAAAACAGGCGACGTACAACGGCAGGCGGCGTATCAACCCGGTGTTCGAATACGGCAAGGAGCCGAACGGGTACGACGGCCGGTATTATATCGAGTCGCTGGATAAAAACCGGTATAGCGTGGTGCATGAGACCCTCGGCGTGACAAGCCTGACGGCAGGGTACACGCCCCCGGTCAGGGTTATTCATCTGGACGGAACCCTCGGCGAGTGCAAGAGGTGGCTCGCCGATCTCATCGACGGGTTCTACCGACGGGAGGCCAACGATGCCACTTAGAAAAGCCACAGGCAACATGTACGGATTCGTGACCCACATCTGGAACCCCGTCAAGGGCAAGTGCGGATACGGCTGCTCGTACTGCTACGTCAAGAGGATCAACAAAAGGTTTGGCAGGGAACTGAGAGAGCCGTACCTTGACGAAAAGGAACTGTACGCATTGAACGTGAGAGGCGGTTATGTTTTTGTCTGCTCATCCTGCGATTTGTTCCATGATGATATTCCAAGCGAGTGGATTAGAACGGTTAGAAGTGTCACTGAAAATAACCCTGCATTTGACAATCGGTATCTCTGGCACACCAAAAACCCGGAGCGGGCCTTGGAGTTCCAGGATCGCTTTGGCGAAAACGATATGCTCTGCGTGACCATCGAGACTAACAGGGAATATCCCGAAATATCCAAAGCCCCGTCGCCCCTTTACCGTTTTTATGCGATTGGTGATTGGGGGAAGCCTTGGATGCTCACAATGGAGCCGATCCTTGACTTTAACCTTGAGGATCTTGCCGTATACCTTGGTCGGAACATGCCCGTCCAGGTGAACATCGGCGCGGACAGCGGGCGGAACAACCTGCCCGAGCCAAGCCCCGAGAAGCTGAAAGAGTTTATCGGCTGGCTGGAATGGAAAGGGGTGACGGTGCATAGGAAAAAGAACCTGGGGAGGCTGTTGCCAAAATGGGCCTAACCCTCGGCAGCCTGTTCGACGGGATCGGCGGCTTCCCGCTTGCCGCGCTAATGCACGGGATAACCCCGGTGTGGGCATCGGAAATAGAGGCCGTGCCCGTCGCCATAACGATGCGGCATTTCCCCGGCATGGGGCACCTCGGAAACGTGACGGAAATAAACGGGGCGGAAATCGAACCCGTGGACATAATAACCTTCGGCAGCCCGTGCCAGGACTTGTCGGTGGCGGGAAAACGCGGTGGACTGGCTGGCGAGCGGTCAGGCCTGTTCATGGAGGCCGTAAGAATCATAAAGGAGATGCGGAATGCAACAAGCGGAATTAGACCTAGGTATTGCGTATGGGAAAACGTCGCGGGGGCGTTCAGTTCGAGCAAGGGCAGGGACTTCCACACCGTCCTCAAGGAGATCGCCTCCGTCGCCGTGCCGGGAGTTCCTGTTCCTGGATCTGAGGCCAAGGGAAAACTGTTCCGGGGGAGACTTGTTTGGCCCAAGTCCGGAGGCTCAATGGGAGTGGGTTGGTCGCTGGCCTGGCGCGTCCTGGACGCCCAACACTGGGGAGTCCCCCAGCGCCGCAAGAGAATCCTTCTTGTCGCGGATTTTAGAGGCCATCGTGCCGGCGAAATACTTTTTAAGTGCGACGGCTTGCAGGGGGGTTCTAGCCAGGGCGGCGGGACGCGGCAAGGAACTTCCACTGATACTTTGGAAGGCGCTGATGGCGCAGATAACCTTTTTGGAGGGCGGCGGGAGGTTTGAGGACGCGCCGACATGCAAGGGCAGGCAAAGCCCAGACGACGTGATCGTGCTTAACGACCAGGGAGGGAACAGTATCAACGTCGAGACCGGGGACGTTTCCCCGACCATCCGAGCCGAGACGCACGGGAACCTGCCCATTGTATGCGCGGGGTTTTCGGGCGAGATGGGAGCCAAGGCCAAGGGGATTGGTTTTGAAGAGGAACTGGCACCGACCCTCAAAAGCCAGGGTGCGCCCTGCGCACTTGCCGTCCACCAGAACCAGTGCGGCGAGGTGCGGACGGGCAAAGTCGCGAACACCATCAACACGAACGGCAACGCGAGCGGGAGGAACGCGCCGCTGGTTTGCCATTGCATACAGGGGAACATAATCGGCCGCTCCGAAAAATCTGGGGCTGACGGAATCGGCGTCACGGGGGATGTGTCTTACACGCTGACCAAGAACGACAGGCACGCCGTCGCCTACATGTCCACGAGTTTTGCCCAATATGCGGAAGGTGTCGGGACGCTGAAAGCCAGCGGCGGCGATCTGGGCGGGGGTAGCGAGACGCTTGTGGCTATAGGCATCGACGAGGAAGCCAACGCGCCGGAAGAAAAGATGGGGGCTTTGCTGGCGCATACGTCGGGCGGAATGAGGGAATATGTGGCGACTTTCGTCGAGCACAATTTCGCCGTGCGCAGGCTTACCCCGATGGAATGCGAAAGGCTCCAGGGCTTCCCCGACGGCTGGACGGAACACGGAATTAACCCAGAAAAATACCGCAGGTCGCTGGACAGGGGCATGAGGCGCACGGGGCTTCCGGAAAAAACCCTGTTAAAGAAAATATCGGACAGCGCAAGGTACAGGGCGTTGGGCAACAGCGTGGCGATCCCGTGCGTGGAATTCGTCATGGGGAACATAGCGAAAATCATGGAGGACGAATGACAGGGGAAGAACTGGGCGCAATCGAGGCGCGTGAGGCGGCGGCAACGCCGGGGCCGTGGGTATGGGATGTGAATTCGCGTAATAATGTTGTTCACCTTCGCACCGATCATAGCGGTCATGTTTATGTCATGGGCTTTAAGCGTTGGGGTATGCAAGGTGCCGCGCCAACGTTTCAGGTGTACAGAAAATACGAAGGGCCTCTCTATGAACGAGGAAGCATAGGGGTATTCCGAGCGGACAATTTCACAAAATCATTCCCAGGCAAAGAACATCATGTCGGATGGGACGATTGCATAGATCACCCAGATGCGGAATTCATAGCCCACGCCAGACGGGACGTGCCCGCATTGCTGGCTGAGGCAAAGCGTTTGAATGCGGACAATGAACGCCTGAGAAGGGAGCGCGATGCGGCGGTGGCGGATCTGGCAGCAGCCCATCATGGCAACCTGATCCCATGTGAGACTTGCAAATTCCGATATGATACGCCCTGTAAGATGAGTTGCGATCCAGAATCGGCGGTTGATTGGGAATGGCGCGGGGTGCGGGAATGAGCGATATTCTGCCAATAATCCCTCCCCTGCTGATCGTGGCGGTCGCCGTCTTCATTGTCGCAATGCACGAAAAAAGGCACTGGGAAATGTCGCGGGAATGGAAGCTTAGATACGGACAAGGCACCCGTTCATCCTGCGTATACGGCACGTACTTGTTTAGGGGGGTCTTTTTTATCATCCCGGCGGTATGCCGCCATATCACGGACAAGACAGCAAGCTAAAGGGGGCAGAGACAATGGCAAGACCTGAAAGGCACGACGTTGATTATTTTCCGTTCATAGCGAAACGGGGCAAGACGCTGAATATTCTCCAAAGCAGATACGGGCTTGAGGGTATAGGGTTCTTTACCAACCTGTTGCGTTTCCTGGCGGCGACCCCCGACCACTACTATTGTATAAAAGAAGAATTGGACATGCTCAACTTTTTTGCGGAGACAGGTTTGCCCGATACGGAAAAGGGGATCGCAATGATCGAGATGATGGTAAAGACGGAAAAACTTGACAGGGATTTGTGGGAGAGCCACAGGGTTATTGTTTGCCCCGCCTTTCTTGACAGCATCAAAGATGCTTACGATAGACGAAGCAACCCGATAATAACCCTTGAGGAAATAAGGGCAAAATTTCAAAACACGGTTAACGGAGTTATTGTATCGGAAAACATCGAAAATACCGCGACGAGTGGGGTTATTGTATCAGAAATGACTACAGAAACCCCACGGAACGGCTTTTTTGACGACAATAACCCACAAACTAAACTAAAAGAAAGTAAAGTAAAAGAAACTAAGAATTCTTGCGGTTCATCCGAACCGCCCCAATCCGAACCCATTTTCGAACCGGTCGAAAAAATCGAGCGGTTGGACTTCCCCAATTCGCGGCCTTTTTCATCGGGTGTTTCCCAAGAAAATGCCGAGCCCTCCCCGATCGAATCATCGGCAAATTGCGGGGGAACCTTGATCCCCAAAACCAAAAAGCCCCCGCTGCGGGACAGGGAACCGGAAAACGACCACGAGCGGGTTGAAAAGGCGTACACCGCGAACAGGGACCGCCTTTTCAGCCAAGGCAGAATCAAGGTTCGCAATCCGCCGCCGAGCGCATGGGGGCAGTCCAGAAAGCTCCTGTCGCAGCTTTTTGCGGCGGAATTCACGGCCGGGCAGATCGTCGAGGCAGTGAACAGGGCCCTTACCGACGGCTTTGTTTTGCAGAACGGCTATTCCCTGCCGAACATTCTTTCCGGCGGGGTTTTGGACAGGCTCCTGAACGGCTCCACCGGGCCGCCGCCGGGACACGGAAACTCGCCCCCGCCGAACCTTGCGGGAAAACCATCCTTGGGGGATATCCTGGATGACTGAACCTAAAAAACTGGGCATTCAAGAGCCGGAAACGTTGCCGGAAGCGGGCTTCGAGTGTCCCAGGCACGGAGGGTATCGCGGGCACGCCCTAAAGATTTCGCTCCTTGGCAGAGAGAGGGTTTACGACCCCCCCTGCCCCAAATGCGAGGCGGAGATATCCGACGGGCGGAAAAGGCATGAGCGCGACAGGCTCGACGCGGCGCGGATGGAACGCCTTGCGTCGATGAACATCGACAAGATGTACTGGGGCAAGAATTTCGACACGTTCGAGGCCCATGACCCCGAGCTTAAAAAGCACCTCGATACCGCCATGAGGTTCGCGGAAAAACCCGAGGGCAAGCTCGTCATGCTCGGCAACAACGGGGCGGGGAAAACCCACCTGGCCGCCGCCATACTCCAAAGGACGGGCGGGGTGTTCTACACGGCCTACGAGATCGGCGTGAACCTCCGCCACAGCTACAACGGCAGCACGAGGGAAAAGGACGTGCTGGACGAACTTTGCTCCGTCAACGTGCTTGTCATAGACGAGATCGGCAGGACGAAGGAAGGGTCCGACGCCGATGTAAGGTGGATATCCCACGTAATAAACAAGCGTCACGCCAACTTCATGCCGCTTGTGCTTGTATCGAACCGGCATATGAGGAAAGACTGCGAAAACGAAAGGGGCTGCCCGAAGTGCCTTGAAAACTTTTTCGACACCGACGTTATAAGCCGTCTTTTTGAAGACGGGGTTGCGATGAAATTCACCGGCGCGGACTACCGCATAAAAATCAGGGGGGGGCGATGAACGGGGGAATGACATGGCGCAAGAATCCGCCCGAAAATATCGTTTATCCGAAACATATTTGCCAGAATGAACATGCCGAGTAGCATCCGGCTTGACAGGGAAACACGATTTTCAGATTGGCCCATTGAATTAGGGGTAGCCGTATCGTGTTTCCGGCTGGCTGGCTGCTAACCAGCGCCCCTAATTCAGCGGGCTAATTTTTTGGATCATCGGCCATTATATCCTTGTACGCGCCGCTCTTTATGTGCCCCCTGACAAGCCTTGGCACGGCCCCTGGGATTGGGTGTGTAATGCCGAACGCTTGTCCCCTAAAGACAAAAGGTCTCGACCGTCCGCACTTCGGGCAGTCGTTGCCGTCAAGCTCGTATTCGCATTCCGGGCATAGCTCCCTGAAATTCACGGGTTCCGTGTCGTCGTCGTGGCTGTAGTCCCACCCGAACAAACGCCCGTTGTACCTCAGCATCGTAAAGTCCAGCCATTCGGGATCGTTCGGGGGATCCGGCGGACGGTTGCGAACGACGATGAAAGCGAGCGCGGAGACGGCGGCGAACAGCGGAAACGTGACAAGCGGTATGACCCAGACGGGGATTTCGATTGACATGACATAGCGTACCACGGACGCTACGGATTTAACGATATTTCCAAGGTCTATCAGCCCGATCCGGTTCGCCACAAGGGAGGCCGCGACGCTGAAGGCAAACATCCCGATACCGAACTTTGTCTTGTTTCCCGCCGACATGCTCCAAATTTCGGCCAAAACCGGCATTGGAAACAGCCAAATTGACCAAACACCAAAAACAGGGCAGAATGAGACAATGACCGATACAACGGAGGCGATAAATGGGCAGGGACGAACTTTTGCGGCAAAGGAAAGAGAAGGAAGAGGCGTTAAAAGAGATAGCTCAAAAGTTCAAAGACCCGCTGAGTGTGAAATACGAACTTTTTGACGACGAAGGACGCTTGGCAGGATACTTGGAGTATCAGCCCAAAGACGACAAGATCGGAGTCAACGCCGGGGGCTGGATGAGCATTGATGGCAAGGTCATTAAATCCCTCAGAGATGCGCTCAATAAACTGCTTGACGAATAAGGCGCAAAAAATGGAAACCATGACCACCAAAGAGGCAAGCGGGAAAGCGGATATCCAGCCATTAGTATCAGATGTGTCGGAAATTGTCATCTTTCAAACGAATGACGGACGCACCAGAATCGAGGTTCTGCTGGAAAAGGAAACAGTCTGGCTGTCGCAAGCGCAAATGGCAGAGCTGTTTCAAACGACAAAGCAAAACGTGAGCCTGCACATCAACAATGCCTTTGATGAAGGCGAGCTTGAACGGGATTCAGTTGTCAAGGAATCCTTGACAACTGCCACCGACGGCAAAAACTACCGTACCATGCGCTATTGTCTTGATGTCATCATATCCGTTGGATACAGAGTCAAGTCGCTGAGAGGTGTCCAGTTCCGACGCTGGGCGACAGATGTTCTGCGGGAATACCTTGTGAAAGGGTTCGCAATGAACGACGATCTGCTGAAAAACGCAGGGGGCGGCAATTACTGGCATGAACTCTTGGAACGCATCCGCGATATACGGTCCAGCGAGAAAGTGTTCTATCGACAGGTTCTTGATCTTTACGCCACAAGCGCAGACTACGATCCAAGAACACCGGAGTCACAGGATTTTTTCAAGATGGTGCAGAACAAAATCCACTTTGCGGCGCACGGGCATACCGCCGCCGAAGTAATTTCCGGGCGAGCCAACGCCGAGCTGCCCTTCATGGGGATGACCGCTTTTTCCGGCGGGCGACCTACCAAAGCCGAAGCCGGTGTCGCCAAGAACTACCTAACCGGTGACGAGCTTGCCGTGCTGAATCGCATGGTGTCCGCGTTTTTCGATCTTGCGGAGCTTAGAGCCATGCAACGCCAGCCGATGTACATGCGGGACTGGGTTTTGGAGCTGGACGATTTTGCCGGACGTTACGGGAAGGGGGTTTTGCCAGGCGCCGGCACGGTCAGCCACAAGGATGCCCTTGCAAGAGTGGAAATCGAGTACGCAAAGTACCGCAAGAGAGTGGCTGACAGTCCGACTCAGGCTGAGAGCGATTACCTTGCCAGCATAAAGAGTGCGCAAAAAAAACTTGAGCGAAAAAATAAAAGTGGCGGTCGGCCGCAGAAAGCCGATTCGACAAAACAACCGCAAGACGAAGAGGCAGAATAATGGCCACCAAAGATACACCCGATAACTTTGTCTGCCCCCACTGCCAGAAAGAGATAGAGGCGGCTGAAGTGAACCGCTGGAAGGCTGGTCAAGTGGGCAAAGCAAAAAGGAAAGCGGATTAGCCCCTCACAGCCCTTCCGAACATTACGCCGCTGCGGTTCCCTTCCAGTTTTTCCTTTAAGGTGGCGTTTTCGGTTTTCAATGCAGTGTTTTCCATCTGCAAGTCCGCATATTTGGATTGTATTTTTGCCAGCTCCATTTGTAAATCAGAAATCTGGAGCGCCAGTTCGGAATTGCCGAAACGCTTTGCAAGCTCGTAAATGGATACTATTTTTGAACCAACGCCATTGAATAAGTCTGCCATATTGTGTATATCGGAATAAGAGAGATTGTGCATAATGAAAATTGAACAGTTTGTAGAGACAATTTCCGCAAAGCCCCCCTTTTGGGGCAAGGTATGGCTGTTTTTCTTTCTGTTGATTAACGGGGCCGAGGGCAGGGAATTGATCCGTGACTTGCGTGAAAAAGTCAACGAAACAATGAAAAGCGCCGACAGGCTTCACGAAAAGGCAAATCTGCTACTGGAACAGACCAGGCCAACTACTGTTTTCATGCCCACCCTATTACTCCCTTTGACAAAAACAAGCGTGTGGGACAGAATAGACCCATGACCACCAAAGAGCCTGCGGAACCCGTAGCGGCCACGGACAGCTTCGTTTGCCCTTGCTGCGGAAAAGAGCTTACAGCCGAGGCGAACCGATGGAAAGCTAGTCAAATGGGAAAAAAGGGCGGATCTGCCAGATCCGAAAAAAAGGCTGCCGCTGCTAGGCTCAACGCCAAAAAACCTAGGCCCAGAAAGCCTAAACCCGACACAAACGCAGAAACACAGTCCTAGAACCGGAAACCTACATTTAAGCGGACTAATCTCACAAGCATGTGGTTATTTCCATTCTGGAAATAGCTGTATAATTATGATATTTTGCACTATCTAACTAACTTTCAGAAATACGCATTCTTTTGCACTGACCTATTGACATAGCCAAACAGTTTGGCTAAACTGGGTGTATAAGGCAAGCGAAAAGCCTGCCAAAACCCATGGAGGGCGATATGGAAAAGCTGATAAGAAAACACGCCGAGGCTTTGGCCTCGGAACTGCGAAAAGCCAAAAGGCAGAAGAAATGGAGAGGCGACGGCCACGGAAACCTCATCGAAAACAGGGCGGTCGAAGACTGCGTGGACGGCTGCTGCTTCTCCAACGGCGTTGCGATAGCGGCGGAATTTGGGCTGGATATGTACAGCGACGCCGGCAGGGCGGAATGCGCGCGCGTCAGGGCGCGGATGGTGGCTCTGGCCATGGACATAGCCAAGGCCAGGCCTTGGGCGGCGTGAGTGAGGGTTTATTCCTTGGGCTTGGGCGGCCTGCCCTTGCCCGGCACGTTGCGGATGGCTTCGAGGGCGGATTTGTCGTATATGGCTTCTTTGGTTACGGGCTTGATTTTGGCAACGAAAAGCCGTTGTTTTACGGCTGGTGGTGCTATTCCAAGGATTTCGGCCATTTCGGTGATAGTCAAACCTTCCATAAGCTCACTATAGCCGACGCGCAAAAAAAGATCAAGAAAAAATTACTTTTCGGCAAGATTTTACTTGACATATATCTTGCTTTAAAGTAAGATTAAAACATAACGGATACAGGGTATCCAAAACCAAGGAAACGGAGGGCGTGAAGATGAAAGAGGCGAACATATACGGAGTGATAAGACAACAGAGGGCCATGGAGCACAAGGCCGAGCTGGCCAACTTCCTGTACCGGGACCTGCTGGCGGAGTTGAATGCGTCCTTGGCGGAGGAGAGGGCGCGCATGGCGGAGCAGGAAGCGTCCGACCGCGCCGCGCTCACGCCCTGTGCGTGCGGCAAACACGCCTCGGTGGCGCAGGGCCCCGACGGGTGGAGCGCGCGCTGCCTGGTCAACGGCTGCGGACGCAGGACAAAGGGCTTCGCCGAACGCTCCGACGCGATCGTGGCGTGGAACGCGGCGAAAGAGGAAAAGAAGCCCACCGAAAAACAGGCGGCAAGCCGCACCGTCGCCGCCAAGGTCTGCGGACTGGCGAACAAAATGTCCAAGGACATGCCGAAAAAGGAGGCGTTCGTGAGGGCGTGGGCCATCGTGAGGAACGGCGGCCTTGATCTGCCAGTCGCCGGCACCTACTTTAGGCAGGAGGCAATCACCCGGCTTTTCCGCTACGACCCTAAAGAGATAATCGCCCTGCTGGTGCCCGAGCCCGAAAACAGGCACGACTCAGAGGCGATAGCCGTGAAGGTGATGGTCAACGGCGGCAAGGGCATATACACGCTCGGCTACGTGCCCAGGACGGACACCAAGATCGTGAGGGCTTTCCTGGGCAGGGTGCCGGAGATCAGGCTAATCGACGGAGAGACCAAGGGCGCGAGGATCAGGCTCGCGGCGTAGGAGGTACCAATATGACGGAAAAACAGGCGCACGCGCTTTTCCTTGAAAGGGTCGATGAAATGCGGAAACACCCGGACGTGCAAAGGAAATTCATGGAAAAGATAAGGGCCGGCAAGTCCGAAAAGGAATGCGTGGAATGGGTGTATGAAATGGCCTTTTGTACGCTTTTCGGCCCGCCAAGCAAGGAGCCAAAAGCTGAAGGACAGGTATCGGATCCGCATGGCAGCACATCTTGATTAAAAGCAAGGAGGAAAAGATGTTTAAAATATGCGATGAAATGTGTTATGGTGAACCTTGTGAATATGATGTTTGCCCATTTCTGCATGAATACACGCAAAACAATGAGATTGTTTCCGGGTATAGGTATGTTGGCGATCCTAAAAAAGACCGGATGCTAGAATGGGCTAAACAATTCAAGGAAAATCATCGTTGCGAATCCTGCCCATTCGTGATTGACGAAGTGGACATAGGCGTTGGGATACAATACCGCTGTGATCACGTCTGCCAGATGGGCGTGGGAGACATATTAAAAGAGATGGAAGGATACATGGTCAATTTATGAGATTTGACTAATCAGCCAGTCTTGTATAGGGCTGGTATTTTTATATATAATGAGGTTGCAATGATTTACCTTTCCAATTTCAACACGGCGAAAAACGATCCTAGGGCCATATCCATAGCCGCATTAGCGCGCCGATGGAAAGGCCCTAGCCGGAAAGACCTTGCGCCGAAACTGTCAACGTTAACAGCATACAAAAAAGGCGAGATTACCATGATGGAATACGCCTTTGAATATACCAAAATCATTTACGGCCACGATCTTGACACGCTGGCGGAAGAATTGAGCGGCCATGTTTTGCTATGCTGTTGCTCAAAAAACGAATTCTGCCACAGGCTGTTACTCGGCCTTTACCTTCACAAAGAAACTGGAATCGAGGTGGAGGAAATAGGCGGTTTCGGAAGTATCCTTACGGCTCCGATTGACAAGGTAGACCATCCGGTAACCTTCACGCTCGAACAAGACGATCCTGGAATCGGCTTCCTGAAAAAAGGCGACGATCTGGTCGGGCATTGGCGAGAGTTGAAGAAAATCGGCAGGCACGGCATATTCACGGACACGATTTAAGGCGACTCAATATCGTTTATTAAGCCCTCTCATTCTATACTTGCGTAATACTTTTATTTTGGAGGGCATTATGGTAGCGCAAAGAGCGAACGTGGTGAACAGAGGCTGGTCGGCCGGCTGGTCTCCCGCAACTGGCGGCGGCGGTTGACGGTTCCATGGCTGGAATGGAAGCCTTGAAAACCGCCTCCGGCATAGTCGAGGCGGCTTTCAACCAATCGAACAAATGCGTCCTTTTCTACTCCGGCGGCAAGGATTCCGCCTGCGTGCTTCACCTGCTGGAAAAGGTCTATCCCAAAAACAACATCCACCTTGTGTTCATGCCGTTCGTTGACGGGTTGAAGGAGACAGAGCTTGTCATCAATATGGCCAGAAAGCACGGGCATTCCGGCGTTCACCAATACCAGCACTGGACGTACTTTCGGGACAAGGCGAACGGAGCGTATTGCCCGAAACAGGGCAAGCCGAAAAAGCTAATAGACGTATACCGCGAGGTTCGGGAGGATTTCGGCGATCTCCCAATATTCACGGGGGCCAAGCGATCCGACGGCATGTGGCGCAGGTTCAACACCATGAACACGGCCAAAGGTGGCAATTACGCAAGCATTTTCATGCCGATCTACTCATGGTCAAAATACGACGTGCTTCTTTACATCAGGCAGAACGGCCTTGACTATATCAAAGCCGAGGGCGGCAGGATTTCCGGCGTGGATCTAAGTCCCAAATACGTCCTATGGGCAAGGGACAACCAGCCGCAAAGCTACGAGGCGATAAAGCGGGAGTTCCCCTTCATCGACGCGATATTCATGAGGCAGGACTTGAGAAATGAGTGACCTATCGTTTTACAGGGAAATAACGGCACACGAAAAGGCGACCATAAAGCGTTCTGCGATAAAGGGCGCACCGTACAACCCTCGAAAGACAACGAAGAAGGAACGTGAAAATCTATACAAGGTACTGGACACCCACAAGCTGGTGCAGGATCTGATATGGAACGAGAGGACGGGAAACCTCGTGTCGGGCCACCAGCGGCTTTCCTGGATCGACCTCAAGGCAAGGGAGAAGGGCCTCAAGGACTTCGACATCGACGTGAACAAAGTGGACGTTGACGAAAAGCAGGAAATGGAATTGAACCTCGCCATGAACAACGACGCGGCGATGGGGAAGTTCGACCTGGACATGCTGGGGCCGATGCTTGAGGAAATAGACTACAGCCTGGCGGGGTTCGACGACAAATCCCTGGACTCCCTGCTCGGGGGCTTCGACGCGGAAATGCTCAGTGACGAAGACCTGCAAAAAAGGGCCGACGACTACAATGAAGGGATAGAGCATCGAAAGAGGATGCAGACAGCCAAGCAGAAGGATTCCACGTTCGACTACTATTCGGTGCTGGTGTTCAGGGACTTCAACAACAGGCAGGAGTTCTTCGCCTTCCTGGGACTGAAGGACGAGCAGTACATCGACGGCAACAAAATCATCGAGACGATGCGCGAAAAGTTCGAGAGAAAAACCGCCGATTCCGACTGACAAGCATCAAGCCGCTTGACACCAACATGATTTTATATATATAATCAAATCATGAAAGTATTGCTGCATCGTGCCGCAAACAAATACCTTGAGCGGCTACAACCCGACGACCGTAACCGTTTCAATGCCGCCTTTGCCGGGCTGGAGAAAGAGCCGCCGGAGGGCGACATAAAGGCATATGAAGGAAATCCAGGGACGCTGCGGCTAAGGGTCGGCGGCTACAGGGCCATATTCAAGTTTGTGGACGGCTCAATCCTTGTGACGCACATTGAGCCAAGAGGCCAGGCATACTCAAAAAAAACGCGGAATAAAAGAGGGTAAACGTATGACCGAAATGACGCTTAGGAAAAAATTGCATGGGTATATAGACACCATGCCGGCGAAAAACCTTGCTATCATAAAGCCGCTGTTGTCTGCTTTGTCGGAGCCGCTTTACACGGTTGAACAGGCAACCCCTGAAGAAAGCAGAAGGGCAGAAAGGCGCATTCGGGAATACCGTAAAAACCCCGACAGCTTCGTTTCGTGGAAAGGCGAAATAGCGCAGGACTAAGATGGATGCTGCCGAGATCGGATCGTCCACAGGGGCATGGGGAGGGAGGCGTAAGGGGGCGGGCCGTCCTAGGGTAGAACGGAAGCGCAAAAGCCGTCTTGTCCAATTTCACGATGAGGAATGGGACGCAATCAAAGAAAAAGCCGTGAAAAGGGAAATGTCCATCCGGGAATACCTGTACTTTCTCGCCGAAAACGACACAATTCCCGAATGAAAATATCGTTTATATAACGAAAATACGCCAAAATAGCCCGTAAATGGGAAAAATAAGTGCGGTAAACGTAAAAGACTCTTTCGGCAAGGCTTCGGATGCAGCCATAAGGAAAGCCCTTGATCTGGTAAAAAGCGAACATGCAAGCGTCTACGTCGTGGGCAAAAAGGGTCGCCCCACCAAATACAACGCAAAACTCTGCGCCCTAATACCCGCAATGTTCGCAAACGGGGAATCCATTTCGGAAGTATGCGCCGAGCTTGGCATAACGCGGGAGACGTTCAACCAGTGGAGAAACCTGTACCCCGACTTTTCTGACACCGTAAAAAGGGGGTTGGAGCTGTCCGAGGCGTGGTGGACGAAGCTGGGCAGGGCCGGGGCGACCGGCAAGGCCAAGATCCAGCCCGCCACCTGGATATTCAACATGAAGAACCGTTTCAATTGGACGGATCGGGTAGAGCAGGTGGTAAGCGCAACCGTGGACACCAAGGCCGCAGACATGACCCCCGAAGACCGCAGGAAAAAGATAAACGCGCTGCTTGGAAGGTCGGATGAACCTTGAAAACGTGCCCGATGACAAATTGCCCGAGCTACAGGCCCTGTTGGAGCAGGAAGAGCTTGAGCGCGTAACCCCGAAGATGGAGCGGTTCCGCGAGCCGTGGCGGATCAAGATAGCCAGCGGCGGGCGCGGTGCGGGGGCGAAGTCATGGTCCGCCGCTTCGTTGCTTGTCCAAAAGGCGCACCTCACCCCCATGCGGATATGCTGCTTCCGCGAGGTGCAGAAGTCGCTTGCCGAGTCGGCGTACCAGCTCATAAAGGACACCGTGACCCGCCTGCGGAAACCCGGCTGGAGGCTGACCAAGGAGTACATAGACTCCCCCTGCGGATCGCACTTCATCTTTCGCGGCCTCGTGGACATGAGGGCCGCCGACCAGATGAAGTCCCTTGAGGGGTACGATATATTCTGGCTCGAAGAGGCAAGCTCAATATCCAAGGAATCCCTGACAGTACTTCTGCCGACCCTTCGCAAACCCGGCTCGGAGCTGTGGGCGACCTTGAACAGGGTGGCCGAGAAAGACCCGATAATCGCCGAGTACTGGGACAGCGACAGAACCGACGTTCTGCGGATTGCGCTAGAACAGGGAAAGATCGACAACCCCTGGTTTCCCGACGTTTTGCAGGACGAGCTTGACGCGGCGTACCGCAACAGCCCCGATGAGGCTATGCACATCTGGGGAGGCCAGCCCAGGGTACAGGGGGATAATTCCGTGCTTTCCAGGGTGGCGATTCGGGAAGCGATGGATCGCCGCGATGTCAAGGAATCGGAACCCGACGAGATAGGCGTTGACGTGGCGCGGTTCGGCAGCGACAGCACCGAGATGTACAGGCGCAGGGGGGCGAAGGTGGTGGCGCACAAGTCCTTTTCCAAGAAGGACACGGTGTTCGTCGCCAACGCCGCATGGGAGATGGCGGGGCGGAACCGTAACGTGGTTATCAAGGTGGACGATACCGGTGTAGGCGGCGGCGTAACCGACAGCCTGCGAAACCTCGGGGCGAACGTGGTTCCCGTCAACTTCGGCGGCTCCCCGTCTGACAAAAACAAGTACACCACCGTAGCCGATGAGATGTGGTTTGGTTTCCCAATCGGCGAAATATCGATACCCGACGATCCCAAGCTCATGGAGGAACTGGCGGGGCGCAGGTACGACTATGACAAGATAGGCAAGCGCAAGGTGGAGCCAAAGAGCGAATTTAGGAAACGGTACGGGAGATCTCCGGACAAGGCCGATGCGCTGCTGCTGGCATTCTACAGGCCGAGGGTTTCCACGGTGATGTTCGGCAGGCATACGGGGATATAGGAGGGATAGGATGAGCGACAAAGTATTCACGCTGATAAAGAACGATGGCAACGGTGAAATCGCCGAAACCGTCATATCGATAGAACTCAAGGACTGGAAGGGATACGGGGCTTGCGAGCATAATAGCGTGATAGTTGACGAAGATTTATGGCTTATCGAATGTGCAAAATGCGGCGAAAGGCTTGACCCCATTCAGTACCTTGTTGGCCTTGCCAGAAGAGAACGGCGGTATAAATACGAATTAGACGTTCTGAAAAAGAGGTGCGAGAAGGTTATGGGCATTCTTGAAAATAAAACACGGACGAAATGCGAGCACTGCGGAAAGCTGACACATATCAAGGGGTTGCGGTAATGAGCCGAAACGAATACCGCCCCGACTATCTTGTACCCCCTGGCGAAGTCCTAAAAGAACACCTTGAACACGCAGGGCTTACGCAGGCAGAACTTGCGGAACGGGCCAGTTTGCCAACAAGGACGATAGACGGGATAATCGATAGTGAATTATCCATTACCACGGATATTGCGAATAGGTTTGAGCGCGTCTTGAATCGCCCGGGGCATTTTTGGCTCAACCTCGAAGAACAGTATCAGGCGGACAAAAAACGGCGAAATATCGTTTAATCCCCCGTTCCCCGCCACAATGGACGCATGGCGGTAAACAGCACACATCCGGAATATATCCAAAACGTCGGGCTTTGGAAAAAGGTAAGGGACTGCGTGGACGGCGAACACGCGGTGAAAGCGAAGGGCGAGGCATACCTGCCAAGACCTTCGGGCATGATAGGGGCAAAATACGACGCGGCCTATGCACGATACCTGGCCCGCGCCCGTTTCTCCAACTTCACGGGGCGCACCGCCGAGGGCTTGCACGGCAGCGTGTTTTCCCGCACGTCCGAGCAGCAGGAAGGCATATCCGAATCCTTCGGGGATTTCCTGCGAAACGTTGACAACGCGGGAACCTCCATAGGCAAGTTCGCAAGGGAGCTTTCGTGGGACGTTTTGCAGACGGGCTGGGGCGGGATACTGGTTGACCATTCCCGACTGCCGGAGGGCGAGGCGGTTGACGTGGCCACCGCCAACAGGCTAGGGCTTACGGCGTACCTGAAATGGTACAAGGCCGAAAACGTCATAAACTGGCGGTACGACACGGTTGACGAAAGGCGAATGCTGTCCCTGGTGGTCTTGCAGGAAACCTTCGATGACACGGCGAATGACGAATTCGCCCCGACAATCAAGACCCGCTATCGTGTGTTGCGGCTTGCCGACGGCGTGTACACCCAGCAGGAATACACCCCGAGTGAAACCAAGGGTAGAAAAGCCAAAGAGGAATTCATACCCGGGCCGGTAATGACACCGAGAATGGGCGGGCAGCCGTTTTCGTTTATCCCGTTCTTCCCCTGCCCCGCGCCGGAACCCGAAAAATCGATGCTGCTTGACCTTGCCCACGAGAACATCGGGCATTACCAGCAATCGGCGGATCTCAAAAACGCATTGCATCTGTCTGCATCGCCTACGTTGTACGTGTCGGTGGAAAACGAGTCGCATATACCGATGGAAAAAGATGCCAAGGGCAAACCGACGAACACGCCAATGACAATACCGGTAGGCGGGGACGTGACACCGTGGCTAGCGGGAAACGGAAGGCTTACGTATGCGGAACTGTCAGGTAACGGGCTTGCCGCCATGCAAAGGGACATGGAAGCCAGCGAGACCCGCATGAAAGTTCTTGGCGCAAAACCCTTCGAGGGCGGCCCCAAAGGTGTCGAGTCGGGCAAGGCCGCAAGCATCCACGCCGCAGCCGCAAACTCCGTGCTTGGCGCGTTCGCCGTGAACATGGGCGAGGTGATAACCAGCGCCGTGAGGCTGGGCGCGAGGTGGAGGGGCGTACCCGACGCTGAAGCGGAAAAGTGGGAGTTCAGCCTTAACACCAACTACGACGGTGACCTTGCGAAGGTCGAGGAAAAGCGGCTTGCTCTGGAAATGATAGACGACGGGGTAATGAGCAGGGTCAAGTTCCTCATGGACTACATGGGCATGGAGAAAACTGACGCAGAGGCGGAGGTGGAACGGATACGGGTGGAGGGGCGTATACCAGAGGGGGAATATTAAATGTCAGAGCGTATCTGTTGTCAAAGCGGTTATGATGTTGATATTGTTTGCGAAATGCGTAACTGCCCTTGGTGGCACGAGGGCATCTTCACCAATCCAGACCATCCCCACTACTCTTGTTATTGCGATTACGAGGAAGGCCTTTTTGCAAGGCATGGTGTCCGTATGGCTCGGGATATAGTCTATGACGAAGATGATTCGGGGAACGATGATTGAACCTCGACGAACTGCTTGACCTGTACATAAACCGCATAGCCAACCGCATCTGGCTTGCCGAGGATCGCCACCTGACCGACGCGGGGGAACGCATACGGCGGTTGCAGTCAATGGCACCAGAACAGTTGAGGGAATACCTGCATTCGCAGCAACCCCTTGCAGACCTAAACGCCGACGCGAGAAGGGCGAACCGCAACCTGGGCAGGGCTAACGTCGCCAACGAAAGGGACATCGAGAGGCTGTTCGACGAGGTGATGACGATGACCTACTCTGGCGGCGTGGCCCTTGCGGCGCGGAAGGGCGTTACCCTTCCCCCGCTGGAAACGTTCAAGGCCCGTTCCGGCTACATGCTCATGGCGGCACTCGGCAGGTACAGGCACATGGCAAGGAGCGGGGCGGTGGACAGCCGCTACAAAAACAAGATAGGCAAGATGACGCGGCTGATAGCCGACGGAGGCGCGGACCTGCCAAGCGTCATGCGCAAGACGATACGTGAGCTTGCCCGGGAGGGGATATCCACTATCAGCTACGCAAGCGGCAGAAGCATGAGGATGGACTCGGCGGTGCGCAGGGATCTGGTCGGCGAATTTACCAGCATTGTGCAGGACGTGCAGAAGCAGATCGCCACGGAGATAGGCGCGGACGGGTGGGAGATTTCGGCGCACGAACACAGCGCGGAAGACCACGAAGATGCCCAGGGAAATATTTTCACCCACGCCGAATACGAGAAACTACAAAATCTTGAAACCGCCGTTGACATCGACGGCGTTCCCCACCACTTGGAAGGCCGACCGATTGGGTATTGGAATTGTCGGCATATTTTTTACCCCTTCATCATCGGCGTATCCCAACGTGCGCATTCCCCTGACGAATTGGCCCAGCTAAAAAAGCGCAACGCCGACGGCGTGGTGTGGAACGGGCAACGAATCAGCCTGTACGAGGCGGAACAGGCGCAAAGAAAACTTGAAACGGCAATGAGACGGGAGCGGGAAATGCTGAACGCGCTAAAACCGCTAAGGGATACAGACCCGAAAATGAGGAACGAATGGAGACGCTCAAACAACAGGCTAACGGACTTGCGGCTGGAATATCGGCGGTTGGGCGCAACGGTGCGGCCTCACGGCTTGCGTATGAAACCAGAAAGAAGTTACGTGCCACGGGGCAGCGTCGGCAATTTCAGGCTTTAGGCTCCCGCTTCTTTTTCGGCCTGCCGCCTTTAGGCACTTCACGGATAAGGTCAACCACGGATTCGTCGTAAAAGTTCATTCTGCCGGTTTGCGCTTTGGGCTGTATTTTGGCGGTTCTAAGGCGTTGTTTCGCCGCCGCCGGGGATATGCCCAAAATCTGCCCGATTTCCTCATGGGTTAAACCTTCCACGCTCATATATCGGCAATTCTAGCTGGATTCTGAAGAAAAACAATACCATTTCGTATGAGGTTATTGACAAACCGATGTAAATACCATACCATTTAGTATGAAGTTTTCATGAACGAAGAGGCGATTATCGTGGTTGACGGTATAAGCTCACAAAATTACATAAGATTAGGAGGGAAGGCATGGGACACAAACAGCCTCCACACGACAATGAATTGGAAAAGGCGGTCTTAAGCTGCATATTCCACTCTCGCATTAAGGAAAGCAGATTACAACCAGAGGATTTTTTCGGCAGAGCGCACCAAAGGATTTACGAAGGGATGCTGTCCGTTCTGGACAAGGAGCTTTCGCTAGATCTTTTGGCACTGAAAATCGAGCTGAGTAGAAAGGAGCCTTATCATTTGGACGAATCCGGCGGACTTGCCTATATAAGCTCCATACTCAATGCCGTCCCTTCGTCTGCCAACTACGACTATTACGTGCGAGCGGTCAAGGATCATTCGCTAAGGCGCGATCTGCTTCGGCTTGCCGGCGAGATTGGAAAAGCTGCCTACGACGAAGCCTTGGATATGCGCCAAATATTGGCAGGTGTAAAAGCGGGGTTGGAAGAGATAACTGTCAGTGCGGAGGTGTCCAAGCCTGGTGAAAAATAACCTTACAAGGATAAGCAGGTTGGCAGTGTTGGCATGGGCGCTTCTGAGAGATTAGGGGGATACATGACAAAGAATGACATACAGAATCACTGCGAAACGGCTCTAGCTGCCGAGCAGAGACGCTCTCGGCATATCCATATGCAAGAATGGTTTATGCGCCGTATATTGGCAAAAACCAACGAGCTAAGAAACTGTGCCTCAGCCGTTGATGCATTGGCAAACATGGAGTTGGATTTTACCGTTCCGCTAAAGATACTGAGGCGGCACACAAAGGAATTGCGAAAACTGCTGAAAGAAAAACCAGAAGGAGGTGAATAAGCATAGTGCAGGTTGTAAAGCAGAGGAAGTACATACAGGACTTCATCGACTTCACGGGATCGTTCCTGTTGACCGAGCCCGTAACGATCAACGAGTTAAATCTCGTAAAGGCGTGTATGGACATTTTGGAAAAAAGAATAGCCGACTTTGGGGATAAAAAAATCGGTGGGGAATGGCGAACAGTGGAGGCGGCGGATGAACAAAGAGAAACTTGACAAAATCAACGGCATGGTCGGTTCGATTTCAAAAATGGAAGAGGTCTTGGCTATTGAAGGGCAACAGGTGCGCATATCCGATCATTCCAAACTGGTACCGAGGGGAACCGGCTGTGCCGTCATGATTGACCGCAGTCTTTTGGCTGATGCGTTGACCGCACACATCGGGAAGCTCAAAGCCGAGCTGAAGGAACTCGGATACGAAGACGATTAGGGGGAGAGGATGGAGAATTTTCAATCACTTGATCCATATCGGGGCCTTGGCCTGTATTATTCATGCGATTATCCCGGATGCAAAAGAACAAGAAACAAACCGCAACGGAATCTTTTGCAGATGCCGTCTGGCTCAACATCATCAACTTAAGCCTCAGAACGAAGGTTTTTGATTGCACTTGTATTTGTTGAAATACCTCCACTTGCGCGGCGAGCTTTTCAGTTCACGCACCGGCACAATGTACCGTTCCATATCCGCAATCAGGCGCTTGAACATCGCCTCCTTGACACGATCGTCCTCCTCCACCACAAGCCGGACGAACCGTCCCTTGAACAACCCTATCG